ACCGACGATAACGGTAATAAGGAAGTTGTATTCGTCTAGTCCACGCTGGAACGTCCGGTCAAAGTTTACATTCTGGACGTTTACAATAGCAATCGGGGGACTAATCGTATCGGGCGTTTCGGTAGTAGTTCTAAGCCCGGTAATCGTACCTAGCTGCGTAGCTAGACCCGCCCGCATTTCGGTAATCGAAGCCACTAGGCGAACCTGACTTTACGGTAAACGTCGATTAGGTGCTTTACGTCTGGATCGAGCTGGACACCGACACGAACCGCGCCCATTTCGCCGAAGCCCGCAATTCCAAGTGGACTGTCATTTCTCTTGAAGATTCGGGCTGCTTGGATAACCGTAGCTTGCTTTACCGCCACAGGAACCGCAGACCAGCCCCAGACGCCCGTAATTCGTACGGTTGCCTCTCCGTCAAGACCATTGAATAAAAAGTCGTCTACGGCCCGTATACGGGTCGCAGGGTGGCCTGTAAGACCGTCTACTACGCCGTTTAGTGGCTCTAGCTGGTAATCCTTAGCTGCCCAAGTGGTTCCGAAGGCGTCGCCGTCCGAAGTCTGGAGGGTAGTAAGGGTTATAAGATCGTCCATTTCGGTAATGTAGCTGTCCTGTGGAACGAATAACCGGGTAGCGGTTCCAGCGTTGTAGAAGTATCGCTGGGTATAACTATCGACTAGGCGGGAAGCTGATTCTATTGCTAGCTCCAATAGAGAGTCGTCTACGTTATCCGTAATTCGAGCGGAAGCCTTAACTTCTGCTAAAGAGCAATAGCCGTTAGTAATTGCCATAGATTTTCCTTTGTTCTCTTCTATTCTACTGCGAAGGTATCCCGGAGAATCGGAAGCCAATACTTAGACCAGACCTTATCCACGTCGAAGTCCGAAGCAAAGTCGATAGCTGTTTGGGAGCGACCTTTACCCAGCTTGTAGGCTTCTTCGAGCGCGGCAACGATAGAAGGCACGTTAGGGATTTGCCACCACGCGTCTTGCCCGCTGTCCCATTGTGGCTGACCACCGACTAGGAAAGAGTCTTCGGAAACTAGATCCTGTGTTGCTGCCCAGCTAGATCCGATAACGCGGGTTCCGCAAGCCTGCGCTTCGATAGTTGGAATTCCGAAGCCTTCACCGTAGGAAGTCGCAAGTAGGACGTCCATTCCCGTATAGTAGCCCGCTAGGGTTTCTTGCCGGATTCCGTACTTATAGCTAACGGAGTTTGGAAAGGCTACGTCGTCCTTCTCGATACCTAAAGCTTGTAGAAGACTTAGAAGATTCCAGCCCACACCGTTAGCCATTGGGTCTGTGTGGAGGTAAAGCATAGCGTCGGGGTGCTTCTTCTTAAAAATAGAAAAGGCAAGTAAGTTTTCCGAGAACGCTTTACGGTGAACTAGACCGGAGCTTTTATTAGCGGCAACCATTCCGACAACGTAGCGGTCTTTAGTTCCCATATGTTCTTCTACGGTCTGGCCCTCGATCTCGAACGTCGGTTTTATAGTTTTAGTATCTATACCGTGGGGAGCGTATCGGCAAGCTATTCCCTTTTCTTCTAGTTGTCTTACGCCGTGCGGTGCCATAGCTACCGGGGTGACGTTTTCTTTTCTTAGAAAGGCTTCGACTCTAGGAGGAAGCGTCACGTGGTCAAGTGGAACCCAGCTAAGAATAGGGAAAGTATCGAATAGTTTCGAAGTAAGAACCCAAACATCATAAAGGGTTATCATTACGTCTTTTTGATTTCGTCCAGCTGCGAAGGTTTTATGATCTACCGGAGCTGTGTCGTTGGAATAGAGATCCATACCCCGCGCGAAGTGTGGGATTTTTCCATAAGGCGTATCAAGTTCACGCTTGATTCCTTCTAGGCCATAGTTAGAAAGAGCAGCGACGTCGAAGCCGTGGCGTTTTAGTCGATCTACTAAGTAGCGAGCTTGCTGCCCGTAGCCCGTTGGTTGGTCAGGGGAATTTGAGTATAGGGAAACCGTTCCCTTGAACTGTTCGCGGTTAGCAGGGTTCTTAGATTTTGTAGGGTTCATAGCAGTAGGGTAGCAGACTTCTTACCCAAAAGGAAAGGTCGCCGAAACCCTACCGTCCGGCGACCTATCCAGCTTTTAGAAAGCTAGGGTTTAGCTAGCTCCACCACGGAACTTCACGAAGTGTGAAGCGTGGGTTAGTCTTCCGTCTACGCGAGCGGTCACACGGAAAGTAGTGACATCTTCGTTGAACGCATAGTCAGCTGACTGGGCAACCTGAATTCCTCCGGCAAGGCGAGCCTTGTATGAAGGTAGGTGGCCTACACCGATCGAGAATGCTCCGGTAGCAACCGCAGGTGCGGCTGGGTTTTCGTAGACTGGGTAGCCTAGCAACTGGTCAGGCTGTCCCGGTACTAGGGATCCAGTCCAGATGAAGTTGCCTGCGCCGTCCTTGATCTTGCGGACTGCCGCTAGACCAGACTTGCTCATCAACCAACCGACGCCCGGCAAGATTCTTGCCTGTCCGTCTAGTGTGTAAAGCAGGTCTACAAGGTTCTCGTAGGTTGGAGCACCAGATACACCAGTTCCACCTGTGACGGCAGAAGCTCCGGTTGTGAAGATACCAGTAGGCTCAACAGTTCCGGTTCCGGTAGTTAGTCCGGTGTTGATTCCGAAACCAATAGCGTTTCCAGCCTGCTCTGCGATTAGAGAGGAAATGTCAAATCCGGCATCAGTTAGAAGCTCATTAGCAACTGGTACTAGGAAGCTGTACTTGAATGCTGACAACTGGATAGAGCTGAATGTAGGCTCTGAGTCCGAAATAGCTGAACCAGCACCCTTGATAGTTGCGGTTGAGTATGCGGTCAGGGTTGGAATGGTTAGCTGCTCACCTGAAGCGGTGTTGATAACCTGTGCAACCTGAAGCATTGGGCCAGCCTGACGAGCAACACTGAACACTTCGTCAAAGAAAGACTTAGGTACGGTGTTGTCGGAAGGTACTAGAGTTCTCTGCTCGGTTCCGAATGTGTGTGAACGCATTTCGCCGTTTGCGATTGCGCGTAGGATGTCGTTGTCCTTACGTACTTCGTTAGAAGGTACGGATGACTCACGAGCAGCGTCTACTGCGCGCTCTTCGCGCTCTGCTAGTTTCTTTGCGGTGTCGATCGCAGCGTCACGCTGACTGATCTCTGTTTCGATACGGTCGATTTTCTGCTGGTCTTCAGCAGATAGCCCACGCTTCTCTGACTCGGCTGACTCGATTACTGAACGAGCCTGCTCGATTAGATTGTTGCGAGCCTCAACCTGCGACTTTAGGAAGTCTGACATAGTTGTTTCTCCTTAGTTTATTTTTTGGATTTCTGCCGAGCTAACTCTGAACAGTAGCAACGGGGAGCTGACTCGACCCATTACTTCTATTGTACTGTTCCAGATAAAGAGCAACGCCCGCCGGAAAGGAATACGGCGGGCGTTGCGGTCGGGAGAAAGGGGGAACCCCGACGATACCCTTAGCGGGTTTCTTTAGCTTCTACGACGCGAACTTCTTTCGGCTTGACTTCGTTATCAAGCTCCCAGACTGCCTGCGCCCAAGTATCAACGTTATCACGAACGATACCCGAATCTGGGTTGCCTGACGCCTTTAGGATTGCGTCTTTGATTTCTTCTTTAGTCGCCATTTATAGCCTCTTCATTAGTAGTTCGAGCTTCATCTTCTTCAATTCTAGTGCCGTAAGCTCTTCGGATTCCCCGTTAGCGTCGTCCTGTGGCGTTAGTCGCTGGATTACCTTAGTTAGAAGTTCGGACTGCTCCTTGGATAGATCCTTGCCGTCTTCGATAGTAAGCATAGCGTCCGCTAGCTGGTCAGCGTCCACCTCTGCGCGGGTAGCTACTGCGTCGAAGGATCGAACGGAAGCAGTTCCCGCGGTCTGGCTGTATGCCGGGAAGGCTACTATCGAAACTTCGTGAATCCTTACGCTTCTAAGGGTTCTTTCGGTTCCCTCTGTATTCCAAGAATCGCCGTTAGCTGGAACGGAGAATCCGAAGGACATAGCATTTACGTCGCCACGCTGGACAAGGGTACGAACGTCTTTTCCAAGTGTGGTTTCTGGTAGGACGGCGGTCACTCTTAGACCATAGTTATCTTCTTCGAGCTTTAGGGTTCCTGCTCGGGTAGATCCAAGAACGCTGCCCGTGTCGTGGTTCCATAGAAGCTTGATGTCGTTGCGAGCGCGTAGCGAACGCTTAAAGGCTCCCGGCGCAATTCTTTCGATAAACGGAAGAGGTTCGCTAGGGCTGTTAAAGACTGCGGCGTATCCGGTAAAGGTCATACCGTCGCCACCTTCTACGGCCCTTAGTTCGAACTGGACTTCGTTAGTTCGCTTTTCTATTTTTGCCATTTGTTCGGTTTC